CTCAATAAGGCAATCGGAACCTATACTAAAAATGGAATAATTGCAGAAATTTCCGAAGGTCTTGCTCAAACACAAAAGGAAAAGCTCGCTTCTTTATCAGAAGGTGTTGAGTTTGTTAGTGAAGAGTCTTATCGTGAAAAGATCGTAACGATCAAGGAAAACTATTTTCCTTCGACAAAAGCATCTTCTTCAGAAGATCTTGTTGAAAAACAGCAAGTAATTGCTGAGGATGGTCCAATGGCATCATATGCTGCTGCGATCTCCAAGTATTCTAACTAACAAAAGGTATTCTAAAAACAATGTATAACGCAGAAAAACTTCAAGAAAAGTGGGCTCCCATTTTGGAGCACGATGGTCTTGAGAACATTAAAGATAATCATCGTAGAGCTGTAACCGCTGTACTTCTAGAGAACCAAGAAAGGTTCATGCAAGAAGAGCGTGGAATCCTTACAGAACAACCAACAAACTCCGCTGGAACTGGTGGATTTGGAGGTTCAGCTGCTCTACCTAACCAAGGTTTCGACCCCGTATTGATCAGTCTAATCCGTCGTTCTATGCCTAAGTTGATGGCATATGACATTTGCGGTGTTCAACCAATGTCTGGTCCTACAGGTCTAATCTTCGCAATGCGCTCACATCGTGGTACAGACCGTGATGGTAACGGTGCTAACCCTAACGTATTCACCAACGAATCATTCTATGATGAGGTTCCAACAGGATTCTCTGCTGATGACGGTGCTTATAGTGCTGCAACTGGTGAAGCTGCAACAAACCCTTCAGTTCTGAATGACGCATCACCTGGCAACTATGCTGCTGTTGGTGGTATGAACACAGCAACTCAGGAAGCTCTTGGATCTAGTTCTGGAACTGCTTTCCGTGAGATGTCATTCTCCATCGAGAAAGTCGCTGTTGAAGCAAAAGGTCGTGCGCTAAAAGCCGAGTACAGTTTAGAACTTGCTCAGGACTTGAAAGCAATCCACGGTCTAGATGCAGAAGCAGAACTTGCAAACATTTTGTCTGCTGAAGTTCTTGCTGAAATCAACCGTGAAGTTGTTCGTACAATCTACGTAACTGCTAAGCCTGGTGCTCAGAATAACGTTGCAACTGGTGGACAGTTCGACTTAGACGTTGACTCCAACGGACGCTGGATGGCTGAGAAATTCAAAGGTCTTATCTATCAGATAGAAAGAGATGCTAATGCGATTGGTCAAGAGACTCGTCGTGGAAAGGGTAACTTCATCGTCTGCTCTGCTGACGTTGCAAGTGCTCTAGGAATGGCAGGTGTACTTGATTACGCTCCTGCTCTTGGTGGAAACAACTCTCTAACAGGTGTTGATGACACTGAATCCACACTAGTTGGTACACTAAACGGACGTATTAAGGTCTATGTTGACCCATACTCTGCAAACGTTGCTGACAATCATTTCTACGTAATGGGATACAAAGGAACATCTGCTTATGATGCAGGTATCTTCTACTGCCCTTACGTTCCTCTCCAAATGGTCAGATCCATTGGTCAGGATACATTCCAACCTAAGATTGGCTTCAAAACTCGTTATGGTATGGTTGCCAATCCATTCTCACGTGGTACAACTCAAGGTGCTGGTGCTCTTACCGCTAACACTAACGTTTACTACCGTCGTGTTCAGGTTAAGAACCTTATGTAATTCATATTACATATTCCTCAAAGAGACCCTACGGGGTCTCTTTTTTTATGAAGAAAATATTAAAGGGTTAAATAGTTCTACTAGACCTAAATATTTCTGACTCTACCTTTATGTGCAAGGGTAGTAAGTACGCAAATGGACTGGGAACTAGAAAATGAAAACTATAAACTGCAAGATATGATTATCATATACGAAACAGAAATAGAAGAACTCAAAAAAGAAAAAAAAGAACTTAAAAAAGAAGTTCTTTTTCTCAAAGCACAACTAAAGTATAAATCTTTGGGCAATCATGAAACTTTAAATGATGAAAAATAACTATGACTACACAATTTTCTAAAGAAATAAAAGAGGGAACTAAAAAGTCTCACTCTGCAGCAGAGAATACTAAATTTGTTGCTTCATTTCTTAAAGGGGTGTTAGACCCAGAAGAGTATCGTAAATTGATTACTAACTTCTGGTATGTCTACGAAACAATGGAAGAGAGGCTTCAAGAAACCAATGATCCATTTGTTAATGAAATAAAGAAATGGAATGTATTATTATTCCGTACCGCTTTTATACAAAGAGATCTTAGATATTATTATGGGCCAATGTGGAGAGAGAAACAGATACCCACAGAAGCATGTAATAAGTATTGTTACAGAATTAATGAAGTCTTCAATGATAATCCATATCTATTAATTGCACATCACTATACAAGATATATTGGTGATCTATCAGGTGGTCAAATCCTTAAAGGTATTGCTAAGAAAGCATTAAATCCACGGGAAGGTGAGGGTTTACACTTTTATGATTTCCCTCGTATAGAGGATGCTAAAGCATTTAAAACAGAATATAGATCAACACTAGATAATTTAAAGTTATCAAGAGAACAAAAAGACGCATTAATAGAAGAGGCAAATTATGCCTTTAAATTAAACATGGATATGTTTAATGAGATGAAAGGAAGTGCAACAAAATCATTATTGGTTCTATTAAGAAATACATTGTTTCCTTTTATGAATAAATAATATTAGCACTTGGAGGATATCATGCACGGAAACTTGGAACCAGAAGAAAGTGTCTGGAAGACTTATACTGTCCATCCTGAAATGGCTGATGTAGATCTTGATAAAGAAGAATTATTATCTGTTAATTTTGAAACAAAGAAAGATGTAGATGTAGTATTTACAGTAGATCCATCTTTTCAAGAAAAGGTTAATGGATATTTTTATGATGAAGAAGATGATGATGACGATGGAGACATCGTAGTGAGGGTATAAATAATCAAAAAAGGTTATGGCGTATTTTGAAGATACTGATAACGCTCCGTCTAAATTTTTATCTGGTGTTGGTTTTCAACTTAGTTTAAAGAAACTACCAGGCGTATCGTATTATTGTCAATCAGCTACAGTTCCATCATTAAATCTTGCTGTTGCAGAACAAGCAACTAGATGGAGAAGATTGCCTGAACCAGGCGATGAAATAAATTATGATGATCTTTCAATCCGATTCTTAGTTGATGAGGATATGACAAATTACATATCAATTCATAATTGGATGAGATATTTGGGATATCCAGAGTCAGATAAAGATTGGACAACCTTTAAAGATGGTGAATCATATGAAGAGAAACAATATAGTGATGGATCATTATTCATATTAGATTCTAATTTTGTAAAAAGATTTGAAGTAAGATTTCAGGATTTATTTCCAGTATCTTTAGGAGGTCTTCAGTTAGATGCATCTTATACAGATACTGAGTATTTTACAATAGATGCTACATTTAAATATTCAATATATGATATAGTAACAGTAAGAGCTTAATTAAATTATACAGATTTATTATGATAACACTTGATGATGTTCAACATGAATGGACTATTGACTCTAAAATTGACCCTGAGTTATTAGATGAAGAGTCTATAAAAATACCACAATTACATAGCAAATATCTTAAGTATCTTTCTGATGTAAAACTACTTAAGATTAAAAAAGAAATGGAGTATAAGGTTCTACTTCGAGAGAAGTTTGAATATTATACTGGTAAAGCAGATGAAGAAGTTTATAAAGAAAAACCTTTTGATCTAAAGATTCTAAAACAGGATCTATCACTATACATGGAGTCTGATACGGATATTCAAGCTTTGCTTGCCCGTATAAATTACTATGAAGAGATCATGTTTTTTCTTGACAAAGTTCTCCATTGTTTAAACAACAGAGGATTCCAAATTAAGAATAGCATAGATTGGCAAAAATTTATGCAAGGTAGCATCTAATGTCTGATGTCACTATTCAGAAGAAGAATGAGGTATATCTAAAAGTTGATTGTGAACCACATATTAAATATGAACTTTCTTCATATTTTACTTTTGAGGTTCCAGGCGCTAAATTTATGCCACAATATAAAAGAAGACTCTGGGATGGAACTATTAAACTGTTCAGTCCAGCAGAAGGAAAAATATATTGTGGATTATATGATTACTTAACTGAATGGTTGGCAGAGAATGGGTATTCCTATGAGGATAAAAGACATGATGAGTATGGATTACCTTGTGAGAGAAATGATTTTATTACAGCACAAGGCGTAGCGGATTTCGTAAAGTCATTAAATATTCCATTAAAGGTAAGAGACTATCAATATAATGCAATATACCAAGCTTTAAAATATAATAGAAGATTATTATTATCACCTACCGCATCTGGTAAGTCATTAATGATCTATGCTATTACTAGATATTTTGTCAATAATGAAGATAGAGTTTTAATAGTAGTACCTACAACTTCATTAGTAGAACAGTTATGTGGAGACTTTAATAGTTATGGATGGTCTTCTAAAGATTACTGTCATAAGATATATTCTGGTAGAGAAAAGTATACATCCAAACCAGTAACTGTCACAACATGGCAATCAATATACAAGTTACCTAAAAAATATTTTGAATCATTTGGATGTGTTATAGGAGATGAAGCTCATTTATTTAAAGCAAAGTCTCTTATTAATATAATGACTAAGTTGCATAACTGCAAACATAGAATTGGTTTTACTGGAACATTAGATGGATCAAATACAAATCAATTAGTATTAGAAGGATTATTTGGTTCTGTTAATAAAGTTATTAAAACTAAGCAATTAATTGATAAAGGGTTTTTATCTAAGTTAAATATTACAGTACTTTTATTACAACATGATGGTAGGTTATTTGAATCTTATCAAGATGAAATGGATTATATTTGTACGATGGATAAAAGAAATAAATTTATCCGTAACTTAGCATTAAATCAAGAAGGAAATACACTAATACTCTTTGCCTATGTGGAGAAACACGGTGAGGTTCTTTTTGATATGATAAATAGTAATGTATCGTCAGATCGAAAAGTCTTCTTTGTTCATGGAGGAGTTGATACTGAGGATAGGGAACAAGTAAGATTAATCACGGAGCAAGAAAACAATGCTATCATCATTGCGTCCTATGGTACTTTTAGTACTGGTATCAACATTAAGCGTCTTCACAATATCGTGTTCGCAAGCCCCTCAAAGTCCAGAATTAGAAACCTCCAAAGTATTGGTAGAGTCCTTAGAAAAGGTAGTGGAAAAGAAATAGCAACTTTATATGACATAGCTGATGACTTTTCAAAAGGAGAAAGAAAGAATTATACATTAAATCATTTAGTAGAAAGAGTTAAAACATATTCTCAAGAAAATTTTAATTATGAAATTATCCCCGTTAACTTCAGGAGAAAGAATTGATGCAGCATCAAGAATTTACAGGCATTATAAAACTTATAACTAATGAAAGTATCATTGGTAAAGTTTTAGTGTGTGATGATGAGCAAGATGGATTTGTAATTGAATATCCATTTATAGTAACTGAGACTATGATGCAAACTCCTGGCGGAGATATGGTAAAACTTGATTTGCGCCCATGGGCTAAGTTTTCTAAAGATGAATTATTTTTTATAGATAGATCAAAAACGATCACGGTATATGAATCCGATGATCGCTTATTAAAAATATATAAAAGAACTTTAAAGAAATATTTAACTTACGTTGATAATCCAACTCAACGTCCAGACACAGATATTAATAGAATAGATCTAACTGAAGAAATGGGTTTTAGATCTAAGGTACAAGACGCTAGGAACTGTTTAGAAAAGATATTTAAAGACTCTTAAAAAAGGCTATATCAACCCTTGAACCCTGACAGAGTTATTCTACAGGGAATTTAGCCACTTGTCAAGTGTTTTAAAATATGTTATAGTATGTTCACCTAGAAAGGATATAATGGCTGCAAAGAAAAAAGAACATTATGTGAATAATAAAGATTTCTTAGAGGCGATGATTGTATATCGAACTAAGGTAATTAAGGCTCGTGAAAATGACGAACCAAAACCAAAAGTTCCCGAATATATTGGTTCTTGTTTTTTAAAGATAGCTACACATTTATCATATAGACCAAATTTTGTCAACTATATGTTTAAGGATGACATGATTTGTGATGGTATAGAGAATTGTTTGCAGTACATTGATAACTTCGATCCAGAGAAGTCTAAGAATCCTTTTGCTTATTTTACACAGATAACTTATTTTGCATTTTTACGTAGGATTCAGAGAGAAAAGAAACAGCTTGATATTAAGACACGTATATTAGAGAAGTCTGGTTTTGATGAAGTCTTTAGTGCAGATTCATCTGCAATGGGATATGACTCAGCTCAGATGAATAGTATTAAAGAGAGTCTTGAGATCAAGGTGAATAGATGACAATAGCAATTATAACTGATCAACATTTAGACGGTAGAAAGAATTCTAAAGTCTTCTGGGATTATTTCCTGAAGTTTTATGATGATATATTTTTTCCTGCTCTAGATAAGTATAAAATAAAAACAGTATTAGATCTTGGAGATACTTTTGATAATCGTAAGAATATAGATCTTGGTGCTTGGTATAGAATAAAGAAACATTATTTTCAAAGATTATATGATCGTGGTATACAGGTTAAAATGATTATTGGAAATCATACTGCATACTATAAGAATACAAATA